TGGTTCAATGATAGGTGCTGTTTCTTTTCCATCATTAAAAGTTATTAATATCTTCCCTGCATTTCCTGATCCTGCAAATTTTTGGTTTAATTGTCTTTCTATTGTTCTGCGTTCTTCTTCTGTAGGCACACCATTAGAGAATCCAACGTGCATAGATGGTGTCATTCCACTTGTTATATTAGATAAATGAAATTGTGCTATTTCTAGTTCCATTTGAATCCAATCTGTTGCAGCAACATAGTCAGGTGCAAAGCCATAAAATAAAGCAGGGTTTTTGTCTCTAATCATTAAGATTTGACTTGCTTGTGTTCTATCTTCTGTGTTAAATGCAGAATATGCTCTAGGTCTATATTCAGATTTTTTATACTTTGACCAATCAGCACTATAATAGTATGTATCTATTTCGCCATCTATCATTTTCCCACTTCTTATGTATTGTGCAGGTATATGTTTAAGTTTAGCTATGCGACTACGATCACGACTCCATATACAATTCACATAACACCCACCAAATAGCTTTAAATCTAATGCTAGGTCTTTTAATACATCATCATCAGAGTTATGCAGTAATTCAGTCAATCTTAAGTATGATTCTTTTGTATCTGTGTTTTCATCAGCATTTGTTGCTTCTAATCCTTCTCCATAAATCATAGCACCAATAGATTTTATTAATGCACCATTTATAGCAGAACCCAAAAACAGTTCTAATAGATAATTCGGATATAGATTATTTTCACCAAAACTAACCCAATCTTGGTTAGTCTTTTCAACTAAGTGTGGAATGTTATAGTGTGATAATTTGACTAAATTTAAATTCATAATTAAAATGTTATATAAACGCTTTCTGTGTCAGAATCGTTTGTTGTATAGTCTGTATATTCAACAGGCGGTGTGTCTGCACCTGTAGCGCCATCTTTAGAAACCAAATTCATTAAACCATTATATACAACTTTTAATCCTGTTGGATCAAGGTTTTCATTGCTTGTGTTTTCATATATTTTAACATCATAAAATCCTAATGGAAAATCTGTTGTTGCTAATTGTATAATTCCTGTGCCTAAAGATTCAGAACCTGCTGAATAAGTTGTTATTGTATTCATAGCAATATATCTATCTTTGTTAGTGGTAACCTGTGATGGCAAATATGTTTTTGATTTTTTTGTGAATTGGCTTGTAATTGTCCACAATGATCTGAAAGTATCAGCAGAATCATATACATCATAGATGTTTAAATATACTGTATTAGCCAAAAGCAAATAACCACCACTAGAAGGAACAGCAAATTGAATCATTTTTCTTTAAAGTATTTAGAATAAAACTGTGAACATTGTTCTTTTATTTGTCTTAATTGCTCTTGACTGTAGGAATGTAAAAAATTATCTTTGTATTTATCCTTCAAAACTATCATCTTCTTTTTTCTTTTTTGGTTTTTCTTCTATGAATAAATTGTTTCTAATACCTTCTCTAAGTGCTAGAATTTGTTTTTGTGTCAATTCATTTAATGGGATATTGATTGAATCAATTTGTTTGTTTTCCCATTCTTTTTTCAATTTCCAAGCCATAGTATTTTAATATAAATATAAAAGTTACTAATTCGTTTTTTTAGAAACAAAAAAAGGGACTGTTTTGTCCCTTTAATTTGTTGATTAGATTAGCAGTTAAGTTCCTGAAACAATCGTTATATCAGATTCATCAGACAATCCATCAAATGGTGCGTCTGTTGTTGCAACACCTGCTGATGGTGCTAACTGAATAACAGGATAGCGTTCTTCTGCTGTAAATTCCCAAGTGTAACCACTTAAATCACCTTTTCCTGCACCTGTTACAATCGTTCCACCTGTCATATCACAGCCATTTTCCATACCTAATAAGAAACAATTATGGTTGCTATCTTCTACAAAGATTTGCGCCCTATTGTATGTTATTAATTTCAATTGATTCGCTGTGTCATGATTTAACTTTTGAAGCGTTAATGATAATGTCTGTGTCCAGAATGATGTTCCTGTTGCAGGATCGCCATTTGTATTTATTGTCATAGAACTTAGATTTGGTCTAAGATCATATTTAAATAAAGTCTGCGTTGATCCTGTTGTTGTTCCATAGCTAGACCAATCTGTGAACCCCCCTGTTGTCATTTCAAGATTCGCAATGGTGGCACTAGCTTCAATGTTATTGGCATAAGTGTCAACAAAATAAACTGCTATCAGACCACCAATTTGATCTTTACAATCTACTAATCTTCCTGCTGTTAAATTACAAGCCATGTTATTATTTTATTAAAAGGTTAATAAAAGGGCGCTATATTTCAAGCACCCATTTAAAGTGTCTATTATGAATACAGAACCATGTCTGCACCAAACGCATATCCAACACCTGCTGTGAATCTCATTCCAACTCTAACATTATCAGATAGGTCTTTGTCTGCCATATCTAACAATTTAACTTCACTTCTTGATCCATCAGTTCCAAAGAACATATTTGATATTGTTCCTGCAACCATTGTGTCATCAGTCATTCCAGGTGCGTGTGCCAATCTTACTCCATTATAAGATAAATTCCACCCTTCACGCATATTGTATTCATTGAAATATCCAAGAGTAGCTTGTGCTTGTATGTATAATCTCCAAACGCTAGTTGGAACAAAAATTCTTAAATCTTCTTTAGTGTAAACAGCACCAGGAATTGCATCCACAACATTCCCTATTTCAGCAACTACATTACCTGCATTTATACCACCACCAACTGCAGCAACAGCATTAACAGTTCCATCTGCAGCTAGTAATAATTTGAATCCATCAAATTGACCATTATTTGCACCATTTCCATCCCAAATTGATTGTTCTATTTCTTGCGCCACTCTTGCAGCAGTTTGAGATATTAAATAATCTCCAAATGACGTTGGCAAAGTTCCATTCAATCCTGCAGTCATATTTTCGCCTTCCCATGTGGCAAGGAAATCTTCTTTACAAACTTGTATATTAACATCAAGGTCTTTTGGTTCAATAACTTTATCTTCATAAGTTACTGTTCCTGAATCAGTAAAATCGCAAGTAGAATCTGCCATTAAATTCCCTGCTGTTCCTGCAACAGTGATCTTTCGCAGATTAGTTTTGTATTTTACATTATTTAAAATAGTTAAATTACCCTCTGCCAAAGTTGTTCCACTTAAAAGAGCAGCCGATATATAACCCTGTGCAGCTTCACCTGCATAATTAGAAGTAACTGTTTCAGCTAGTTCATATTTTTTTGTTAAATTCTTTTTCATCTTTTTTTAAATTATTTATTGTTTATATAATAAGCAACCCTTTCTTTTGTGCTTAACTTCCGTAGATCAATAGTTGATGTCGCATTTTTCATACCCTCTGGAGAATAGCTAATACCCTCATCAGCAGGTTCATTTGACAATTCAACTATTTTGTTTTTAAGTTCTTCAACTTCTGTTGTTAGTTCACCAATAATGTCCTCTGAACTCATTTCTGTTTTTTCTTCTGCACTTGCTTCAACATTTTCACCATAAACAGCCCTTTCTAATGCTTCAATTCTGTCTTTCATTTCTTCGTATGTCTTAGCCCAATCTGTTTCTTCAGCAATAGATTCTGCTAGTTCCTCTGTTTCTTTCTCTGCTTTTTTGCCAAAAACTTTTTCTTCTAATTCTGCAACACGATCTTTTAATTCTTCATAAGTTTTAGCCCAATCCGTTTCTTCTGCAATAGATTCTTCTGCTAGTTCTTCTGTAACTTCATTAGCCAATTCTTCTTCTTTAGCTTCAACAGGTTGATCTTCCTTATCTTCTCCTAAGTCAAGAATTTCAGAACTATCGCCAACAGTTATTTTGTCGCCATCTTCTAGCGTATAGCTACCTGCCGATAATGCTTCTGCGTTGCCATCATCAGAGATTGCAAATACTTTTGAGCCAACATTAAATTGCTCATCTTCTGTAGCAATAACACGCCCATCATCAAGTTTTTTTTCTGCATAGAATTTTACAGAATAAGATTTAGGTTCATTTTTCATTTTTAAGATATTTAAAATTTTTTCTAGTGTTCCCA